ATTCTTTGAGTCTCATCCTCTCCCATATGTCGCTTTATCCATTGATCCATAGGGCCTACAGCATTTGAAAATTGATCTGGATAATCGCCGATGATAGATTTTATGGCATCAATATTATCCATCACCAGATATCCTGTATTCAGAGAATCTGACGCAGCAGCAAGTGCTTTTGCGGCAGCCGTCCCGCTTTCCTTGTCAAATGCTTGCTCATGAACGCCAGGCCCCACTTTTATTGATTTAACTATTGGGGCACCCGTCTGAGCGTCATTGCTAATCGTATGCACAGTGCCCGTTTCATGATTATATTGCAGCTGAGCTGGAGGTCCACCAAGAAATTTGTTTAGATACGTGTTGGCTATTGGATTCAGTCCGCCATTTTGCCGCATCTGTCCTTGCTGCATTCCTTGATTAGGCTGTTGGTAATCTTGATATTGATATTGATCTTCGTCGGGCTGACCCCCACGATAGATGCTGTCCGTTAACCCATTACCTTGGTTCATATTTGAATTCATAGGTTGGTTTTGACCAGAGCCGCCAATGCTGCCTTGAAGCATTCGAGCAATAGCATCTTCTATAGAACCCTTTCCATACTTCTCTAAAGCCTCACCCTCAAAGTATTGAGGCGCATATTGAGATTCAGCTCGCTTCATTGCGTTATTGTATTGAGCTAACTCATCATTTCTGCCCATCGCTTGAGACTCTCTGAAAGCCTTTACGATGTCAGCTAGTCCATGATTGGTAGGCTCCCCGAAGGTATTAGCCCAATTTTGACGTTGGAAGGCCATTAGTAATTCCCTCCATTCCAGTTAATGTTCATATTTTGTGGTCTGTATTGCTGTCCAGTCATACGAGCGAACTGTTGACCACCTCCGGTTGCATTTTGTCCTAATGCACCGCCCAGCTGTAATCCTTGTCCTGCACCTTGTAGAGCTGATTGAAGAAGGTTTGATCGGTTACTGTTCTTCCATCGCTGCCCTTCCGATTCCATACTTGCTCGTTCGCCTAAAGCATTTCCAAAGTAATCCGCAGCGCCTCCAGAGGCTCCATATCCTTGGTCTCCCTGATGCTGTAACCCTTGTAGACCAGCCTCTTGAATGCCTAAAATATTGTTGATGTATTGCTGCATATCTTCACCCATCAATCGATTGGCCAGCTTGCCGCGTTCCTTTTGGTCATAGGTGCCACCAGCATAGCCGCCTGAATTAGCGGCCGCTTCCATGGCATTCATGGCCTCATCTCTTTTGAACTGATAGCCTTCACTGGGCTTGTAGTTCTGAACGATGTTGTTGTAGTTGGCAAATGGGTCTTCAGCGAACTGTCCATACATGCCATTAGCTTGTTGATTAGCTTGTTCTCCACGGTTCACGTAGGGGTCGTAGTATTGATGTCCAACACCTGGCATTTGGTCTAGGTAGGGGCGAGCATTTCTAGCGGGGTTTTTATTGCCGTTGAATAGTTTGCTCATAACGCCGCCGCCAGCGCCTGCTAAAATTGATAGTGTTACTGGATCCATAATCTACTCCTTACGACGGTACACTGGTGATAGTTTGTAAACTGCCATCTAGTGCTATAAATTGCATTGCTCCATAAGGAGAGTTCAGCGTTGTATTGAACCATAACGTCCCAGCTGGCATTGGTGGCTTTAAATCTGTAACAAAGGTAACTTGGTCAGCATTAAGATTAGGGATGGTGAAACCATTGTCGCTAAGCCCTTCTAAGAGCGTTTGAATCAAGGCTTCTATAAAGTTTTCTTGGCTGTTCATTTTTACATATGGTGGAATATCCATTATTGGTATGCCTCCAAGTAACAATTGTTTACACAAAAATGACTCATTCCGATGAATCTAAACTTGGGCGTCCAGTCATTGTACAAACCCATTTTTTCCCACGTCATTTGATTTTGCCGCTGGCCTTCAGTCTGCATATAACGGCTTACATAGTTTCCGTAAGTCACCCCACCATCCGCTGACAACGCGAGGTCCACGCGTGGCACATAGTGAAGGCTCGCGTTAGATTGATCTAAGCCTACATACCCTGGGTCATAGCCTTGTTCAATCATCATATAGAGAGAGTTGGCTATGAATTGTGAGGCGTCTGGGTATCTCTGGGATTTACAGATACGGATACGAGGGATTTCGCCAATTAGAGCAGGATCTGCGGCTGGTGAGATATTCTCATCGTAAGTTGTGAAATCGCTGCTCATTTGGTACAGGCACGCATTGTTTAATGAAATAAAGTATGTCGCCTGATTGAAGTAAACCACGTCCACCGCTGGGTGATAATTCAAGTTCGAATCCGAAAGATGATAAAAAGCCTTGAGATTAAAATCATAGATTAAAGTCAGATTATCCTCAGGAGCAAAGAATGTTAACTGATAAAATAGGTGTCCATCTTTACGATAGAATGAAGCCATAGATTGGTCTGGGTGAACCAAAGAACTCATGAGATAGCTAATGCCATCGGTAGAGATTTGCTGCGCACCTTGCTGACTGTAGACCATTATAACTGGGGCATTGGACTCATTTACACCCAGCCATGCAATGTACTCATCGCAGGATGCAATGGTATTTGCACTTAGACATCCATAGTCCACATTGATAGATTCGTTTCGTCTAAAGTATACGGCGGTGCTCACTTGAGTGAATATTTCACATACTGAACTTCCTAACACCAAAATATTATTTCCTTGCCCAGGTATTCGCTTAACGGCCAATGGATAATCAGGCTTTGTGGAAAGAGGTAAGCCTCCAACTTTGGTAATATTAAATGGGTCTGAAACATTGGGAGGGGATGTAACCTGTTGCTTATAGAAGTACCAAAGCGCACCTACATTGACCTTTGAACCGTTTCCAAAACAAAAAACACCATTTATGTAACAAACATAACTGGGTATTAAGTCGACATTAAACGTCTGTATCGTTAGGTTTGGAGGGTATCCCCAATTGTAAATATAAGCATTCAAGCCATCAACAATACAAATCTGATTAGTTAAGTTCTCATCCATGAACACCTCACCAGAGGCTGTTGCAAGCGTTCCTATCAGCAATGGTTGAAGGTTAGGCGCAATCTGAAACACGGAGCTATTAACCACGACGATGATGAAGTTACCACGGATAGAATGAAACACCCCGCGACCTACACCGGAAGGGAATAGCTGTAACACTTTCTTCCATCCAGAATAGCTAATCAACCAGTCGTCAGACTCGTACATGTTATACGTCTTTTCGCTACTGATTTTATGGTATCGTCCGAACGTCGAGCTTCCAACGATGTTAATGGGTAGTTTTTCTGTTCCGGGTGTAGATCTCACATCACCCCCTAAAACCTAGAGAACGTCGTAAATCCGCGACCAATATTAACTTGTCCATAGTTAATAGATCTCGAATTGTTAAACGTAGAAATAGACTGCATCGTCAAATCCGGCGCAGTCGATATCTTAGCTATCTGCATCTGATATCTATTCAACTGCATCGTTACCCCTGGTGGAGTCGTAATATTGTATTCAGTACACAGCCGTTCAGCTAACGCATACTTGAAGTAATTGATAAAGTATTGATCCCAAACCAAAGACAAATCTTGATTCGCTGTAACCGGCGACGGGGCAAATAATCCCACAAGCTCCATCGGATACGTCTGGTCAGGATAAAAATAAACAAACACATTAAGGCCACCTAAGGCTCTCTCCGTGTGATAGCTTAACGGCAATGACTGCAAGCCATTAACCCTGCTTGAACCAAAGAAAGTCGTTCTAGGGACTTCCTGCATAGCATAACGAACGGTATCAATAAAGAATGTGAGCGTGTCACAAACTGTCAAATTTGGTATGAAATATTCTTGCTGCCCAATAACTAAATTGAATGAATAACTGGTGGATGTGTATGGAATCATATCTGACTCCACACGCAAATCACCAATCAAATCATTCAATACATTTAAACCATAACCTAAGTCGGGGCCTGATATCGCCTGGAAGTCATGCCCCCTAATCCCGCTCACCCAATAGGCTTGTGAGATTAGCTGCGTAGATGGATAAGCCATAAATGACCCCCGACAAAGTTTTTAGAGATTATCTACATACCCAATAACATCAATCGCAATCGCGGCAGCTGTATTAGATACTAAGTAATCAATAGCCCCTGAAGCATCACAAGGACACGTTACAGATACTGTAGCAACAGTACTTGCGGGTGCCCACATGAATGCCTGTCCAGCAGCTGAAGAGGAAGAAGCAGCCTTGAATGCAGCAGTTCTTGTACCACCTGCGTCGGCAGTTAGAATCGCTTTCAAGAAAACTTCAACTGATGAAGGAGGAACAGATGCGGATGCAGTAACAGCTGCAAAGGTAGCCGAAGCTCCAGCAGTGATGTTAGTTGCAATCGCAGCAGCGTAATACATGTCACGGCTTAGACTTTCACCGCGTTGAGTAAAGTCTAAAATATGCTCAGACCCATCAGTTAAAACATAACCAATTCGTCTGAACATATCGTAGCCAGATGGAACGTAAGGCTGTGTAGCGCTCAAGGACAATAAAGCCCCTGGAGCGTTAAACAGCGTTGAGTCACCAATCGCATAGACAGCGTAGAACGTATTAGCCGCAAGAGCCCCTGCGTCTAATCCGTTAATACCCTGAACTGCTGCATTGATGGTAACAGTAGAAGCAATATTAATATTGTTTGTTATGGTTACATCAGAGCACACACCAGGCGCTACGGATATTGAAGTAGTGCTGATAAACGCCAATTCAAGACCCGTAAGATTTTCTACGAAGGGCGTATAAATGGGTGAGTTAGGTTGTAGAATTGCCATAATAAATTATCTCCTAATTAAACTAAGGGGAATATGACAGACATGGCGTAATCGTCGACTAATGTATAGCCGTAGATTGCATCATAAATCATACCCATTTGATTCTGCCCTAACACCGCACCTTCAGTTCTACGAATTGAAGCACCGCTATCCATATCCATCGTATTAGCGCAGTCATAAGGACGCTGCATTGGCAACTGAGGCATTGCTAAGTACATTGGGTTACCAGCCCAGATTGCACCGGCTCTATGTGAAGGCACAACAGTGCATTGCATCCCAGGAAGAATTGCAGCGGTAAGATTTTGGTCTTTCGTTGCATTAGCTTGCAATGGAGGATTGATCGAAACCGTTACCTGACTACCACCTGTGCTGGCTGCTTGTGCAGTTGCTTGGAACTGTACGGGCGCAGCGGAAGGCTTATGACCGATGTAGGTTAAGAACCGAATGTTATTGAACCCTGACACGTTGTCAGAGAACTGGAAGCGGTCGTATTGTTGAACTGAGTTTGGATCGTTAGTCGCATTCGTTCCGCTGAACGTAATAGCAGTAACAGCACCAGTTGCATCATAAGAAACTGAAACAACCGTTAACACGCTACCTTGCTGCCCTTCAGTACCGGCAATATGAACAGGCAGTAAGTTTGATTGGTTCCAGTCGCATTGACTGAATTTACCCAGTTCCCATGAATTAGCAATCTCTTCGTTACGACCTGTTACGAATTGGCTTAATCCGCTGTTAACGATAGCTGGATAAGCTACGTCAGGTATAATACCAATAGTGTCAGTCTTAGGAGCACCGAAAGTACGGTACATCGTCAACGCTTCAGCTAATTGTTGGAATGAGTTGATCGCCGTCACGCCATTTCCGTAGAAACGGTA